GTAGATTCCCTCAACAAGCAGGTTGAAACTGCCAAGGTTGCCCTCCAGAAATAACTTTTTTAGATTTTTTGAATGTATGCCAACGCCATATAAAAAGGCAAGCTCGCGACTGCATTCCCGGTGAAACTTGTTCCTTCGCCTGAGCTGTGGCCATGAGCATCGCCGCTGCCCGCGCTGGCGGTGGTGCCTGACGTGGTGGACCAGGCACCTAGCGCGGTGTACGGGTTCGGCGTAGACACGTTCGGGTAACTGCCATATGTAGGAGTCAGATCCGTGAATGGGTGGTTATGAACCGCCATTTCGGCAGATGTCAGTGCATGGCTGGATATGGTGACAGTCCCCGATGCAGTAAACGTGTTTGCCCCTCCGGTGTCTCCTACCGAATAACTCGATCCGGTTCCGGCGCATACTGGAATTTTTCCTCTTAGGTCGATTGTTCCGCTCGTTCCATCACATAGATGCCATCCAGACGGAATTGAGCCAGTGGAGCCATACCAGAGGATCACAATGCCGGTTTGGACACCAAGCCCCGCGAAGCTGACGGCATGAAGGTTTCCGGTGCTCTTGTAGAGCAGATCGGCGTCCGCCCCGCTGCCAGAGCCATCGTTTCCCGAATAAAAAAAGGTACTCTCCATCTCGCTCTTCGTTGGGTATAATGGATCGTGGTTGTGTGACGATAGATAAGAACTCGTCTCCGTGTAAATAGTCTCGAAATTGTCAAGAACCTGCGTAGTGATTAAATCTGATGCTTCCCACGGATCTTGATTCTTTACATATGCCATAAGAAATCTCCTATACTAATATCTGCATTCATCGCCCAATGATTTGCAAAAAGATGAAATGCTTCAAATCTATGGTTTGTTGTCCAAGTATGACAATTGTGATGAAGCGGTATTAGGTTCCAAGGTTTTCCGAAGCACCCGGATTTTTTGTCAAAGTTAATATGGTGAACGTCAAGTTTTTGACCGTTTTCGGGTTCGTAGCATTTCTGGCAAATTCTACTATATTGGCTACGAATTTTTTCTTTCAACGCTCCATTAAATTTGTAGCAATATGGCTTAAATGATGCGCCGTCATTCCACCTACCATTTTTATTTCCAGATATGCTTTCGCTTTGCGTCCTTATTTTTACGCCATTTGCTTTTAAATGCCTTGATATTGTTTCAAAGGAGCATTTATATTCAATCGACAATTTATCAATTGTCATGCCGTTTTTGTATTTAGTCACAATTTCAGCATCTGGTAGATTTCTCCAGGCAGGACTATGTTCATTCTTTCTGCCAAATTGATGATTACCATTACCAGTTATTTTTTCACAGAATTCTATACTACGCTTCCTTCCATGATTACGTTTTGATATTTTTAGTTTCGCGTCTTCTGATAAAACATGACTAATTTTAATCTTAATACCGTTTGCTTTAAGATGTCTCAGAATCGTGCTTGGTGATACGCATAGTTCCTGTGCAATCATCTGAGTGGTTCGGTTGTTATTCACATACTCGATAATTATATATTTATCTGGCAAGCTCTTATTCCATCCCATAACTAAACACCTCTGATAGTGTTCTGAGATCGTTTCTGGTGAGGCGGGCCGCTCTCAGAAAAGCGGTTTTCGGGGATCAGCCTAGCCTCGTAATCAGTGTGTGACGATGCTATTTAAGGGTTCGTATAAGCCATCTTCCACCTCACATATATTTCATGACATAATACAAGCTGTAATGCAGAGGCCTTGGATCGATCGCTGCTATGCTGGCGGTAGATCCTGTGTGTCCGTGCGTACCATCTCCGGCTGTTTGGACGTCTATCGTTCTCGCAGAACTCACAATCTGAGAATATGCGCCGCCAGCGCCGCCGCCGAGGTAATTATTCACTGGAGAATAATATTCCGTAAATGTGTGAGTATGTGTAGGCAGTTCTGCCGTGGTTAATGCGTGATCGCCAACGGTAACGGCCCCGGTTGGCGTTATGGTTCCATCCCATGTAGCCGGACCGCCGGTGGCTCCTACCGCATAGTCCCCGCCAGCGCCAATCACAAACCTATCTCTGAGATCGGGCGATATCTTACCGCCATAGGTGCCACCGTCGCATATGTGCCACCCAGTGGGTACCGTTCCATCTGTTCCTGACCAGATCATGATTGCGCCAAGTGGCATCACCGTTGCCAGAAGATCTGAGAAATGCTGACCATCCAATAGGTCACAGTCAAACCCAGTGTAGAACGAAGTACTGAAAAATGTAGTGTCGGCTAACGTTTTGGTGTAATACCTGGTATCATGGTTATGGGCGTCGATATCGATTTTTGCTAGTGCCCATTGGGTTTCAATATGATTCCAAGCTTCGCCGGTCAATTCGTCGGTAGCTGACCATGCAGCATGAAATTTTGTGTATGCCATTCGAATCAGCTCTTCATTATATAACACAATGCATAATACGCGGGCCGCTTATCTTGACTGGATGATCCTGCATAACTCGCTGTATGCGTATGCGAATTGCCCGATCCGGCGTCTCCGGTGGGGCGTGTCTCTGATGTATTGCCCACGATTAATGGCGCGGCTGCCCCCGCCCCACAGTAGCCGGTATCGTTTGCTGCATAGTAATCTGTAATTGTGCCGTGCGTGTGTTTCGCGGTCTCGGAAGCCGTCAGTGCGTGTCCGGCGATTGTGATTGATCCAGTGGTCGTGACGGTATTTGAGCCTCCTGTATCCGCTTTGTTGTAATGACTGCCCGCGCCAGGGACAAACTTATTTCGTAGGTCTGGCGTACTGTTTAGGCCATTACAAAGATACCAACCGGACGGAATGCTTGCCTCCGATCCTGACCACCAACAGATAACGCCCGATGGCGATCCCGACGAGATGATCTGCTCAGCGGTGTAGCCGTCCAGGGTGGCGGCGATCAGGCCTGAGCCAGTGCCGTCGTTTGCTGCAGTGAAATAGCGGGCTGCTGCCTGGGCGTCGGTGTAGTAGCTGCTGCTGTGGGTTATGCTGTCTATGTATGAAACGGCTTCGGTGTACATGTTTTCAAGATTGTTCAAAAAAGAGATTTTTTGGTTAGTTGTTAAATTCGTTTCCAACCACACTGAAGGAGTATATACCAGGATCATCCCCCCTGAAATTGATATCTGAATCCATTGCCCAATGATTTATAAGTAGATTGAAATATTCAAATCGGCAGTTAGAACTTTTTGCGTGGTGTTTCTTGCATAGTGGTACTAAATTCCAACGCTTTCCAAAGCAACCAGATTGTTTGTCAAAGTTGATGTGATGGACCGACAATTTTGAACCGTTTTCTTTTTCGGTAATGGGGCAAAGGTAACACTTTCTTCCGAATGCCTCTCTTATAGATTCCCTCAATTCTTCTGTCCACTTCTCACAATAAACCTTTGAAATTCCACCGCGCCAATTAGGAGCGTTTGGACCGCGCTGGAAATTATCGTGACAAATCCGTGAACAAAACCGCCCCTGGCCAGATTTCAATTCGCTTTCGTAGATAGGAAATTCTGTTTTACACAACCCGCATATGCGCAGGATCTTTCTATTAGGTTTATCAGGGCGATTGAAATAACAATCCTTTGAACAATATTGCCCATCTCCTCGGATCGCATCTTTATAATGAAGTTGAAACTCTTTCCTGCACGTTTTACATTTTCTGGTTATCTTCGGATGTCCTTTTGAGCATACTATAGAACAGAATATGCCTTTCCCCCGATTTACTGCCGATGTACAAACCACAAACTCTTTTCCACATCGCTCGCATTTTCGCTTTATCGGAGGTTCGCCCTTGGATCGGTTGAAACATGCCCTAGAGCAATACTTACCGCGTCCGCTCGGTATCTTGGAAGGTTTTACAAAGAACGATTTACCACATGTACCGCATTTACATTCTACTGGCATAATAATACATCTCCTGTCATGTATTCCTGAATAGATCTTATGAGGCGAAGGATTCAGGAAACCCTGTTCGGAAATGGGGATCAACCATTTCCTAGCCTCATAATCAATACGATGCTATGCTATTTAAGACTTTCTCACGCCCCCTTGAGATATTGTGCGTTGATTTGATAACTTTCCAGTATTGTTTTTGTCTTTACGAAGGCAACTCTAAACAATTCCACCCCGCTGCCAATGGTGCTCGTAGCGCTATCGCCACCCCATAGGACAATTTCAGCAATTGAGCCAATTGATTCGGCTGGTGAAATGTAAGAATATGACCGGATATCATCGGTTATTTCATTGACAACGCTCGTATGGGCTTTACGGAAGATCGCCGCGCCTCCATACCAAAATTCAATGTATTCAACCCGGTCCAATGGACTGAAAGAAGGCCATAAATCGGAGTCCACTCTAAGACCTGCCCCGATTGGTGCAGAGGTGAACGGGTTGGGACGATCCGCCGTTAAGAATGTATGAGATATATTGTATAGTTTTGTAACACCGGCGGCGTCTACGCCTTCACTGATTTTATCCTGTACGACGCGAAATGCCTCGCGAAAGTAGAGTGACCATTCACTCTGCACCGGGCCATAGCAGCCCGATACTGAATACTCAGTATCCCCGTCTTT